AATGTCACAAATTGCTTACGGTGGGGAAGGTAACATTGATAAGCAGAAAGTAATGGACAGATGGCAAAAAGAAATTGACCAAATAATATGGAGCAGAAGCGAAATAACTTCTACATGGTGATATGTCGTTAAATACAGGAATAAATTACAATGTAAATGAAGCAGAAATTGATAGACTAACAGATGATATTGCAAATGATTTATTATCACAAATACAATGGGGGTTAGAAAGTGCAGATGGACAAGTATCTGGTAATCCTCATGGTAAAATAAATTTTACAGGTGAATTATCTGATTCTTTTTCTGTTCAAGAAATAGAAGGATACAAATGTGTTGTAACTGATAATCCTTATTCTGGTTTTGTAGAGTATGGAACACCTGCGGGAAATAATATTAATCTAAATATAGATGATCTAAGAGCATGGGTATTTCATAAATTAGGTATAACAGATGAAGATGAAAATCTAAATGTTACATTTAAAATAGCAAAAAAAATTATGAAAGAAGGGATAAAACCAAGAAGATTTATTAAAAGAGCAATAAAAAGAATGACAGCAAACAACCCCCCTGTAAAAAGAAAACCTGTAGTAAAAAAATCAGCTTTAGGTAGAGCATTTAATAGAGTCATAAAGAAACTAAAAAAATTAAATAAAATGCAAAGAAAAATAATAAAGAAAATTAACAAGATACATAAAAAAGTGAGGAAATACAAGTAATGGCAGGAATAGCAGGACTTGATTTTGTAACAGATATTGTTTCATTAGTTGGAAACAAATGGAAATCAAGCGGTGGGGTAAAACCTAAAATAGACAAACAATGGGAAATTAAGGCAGTAGGTGTAGGCAGTAGAGTATATGATCAGATCATAGTTAGTTTAGATTCTGAAAGTGCTGATATATTCAGTTTACAATATACTGACGGTGCAGGTAATCCTACTTGGGATTGGCTTCACGATGTATCATTAACATTGGATATACGCACAAGTGTAAGTGAGGCTCGGGTATTACAATTAGTTGATGAAACTATGAGAATAATAAAGGAAAACGTATTATTAAATGTCAATAATAGAGAATATGTGCGTATATTGCCTAATGGCATAACATCAGTTAATGAAGAATATCGTAATTTATACAGATATACGATAAGTTGTGATGCGATGTATTTAAATCCTTAGACAATATTTAAATACAAAGAGCCTTTAAAAAGGGTTGATCATGGTTCGAACAGGTGCTAATTCGTTTTTACAATGGGATTTTGATAACCCTGCTTCTGCATTTGGAACTCCCTATAGTAGTCCATCTTATAAGAAATTTGGCTTACAACAAAAAATAACTTCTTTTAGTGTTAATAATACTAAAAAAACTCTTTCTGAATTAGCTAGTGTCAAACCAACTGATTATGCTTATGGTAAACAAAACGGTTCAATATCAGTAGATTTTGTATTAAGTTCCCCGTGGATTTTAGGTCTTTTATTTGGAGCTCCTGCATCAGTAAATAGTACAGGTTCAGCTGCCGCTACCCAAACATATACCACAACTGCAAATGATAGTACAGTTAGAACTGCTACGCTTCAAATGGGATTTCAAGGTCAAACTGCTAACTTAACTAGAACCTTAAGCGGTTGTGCATTAAACTCATTATCAGTTACAGCCGCAGTTGACGACATGGTAAACGCAAGTGCTGACTTTTCATACGCTAAAGAACAACAACCAACAGCAACATTTTCAGCTTCAAGTGCAACTGATTTAATGAATTTCCCATATACTTTCGCACACGGATTGTTTAAATGGAAAGGAAATACAGGTGATTCATTAACAACACAAACAGAAATTCAAAATATGGATATAACATTTACTCAAAATAGTGAACTATTGTTTGGAATGAATAGTCATTTCGCAGTTGATGCTTACAGGCAATTATTTGATATAACAGGTAAATTCCAAGTATCACTAAAAGATAGATCATTTATAGTTAATATAATGGAACAGATTAAAGCAGATTCAGGTACTACAAATGATACTAGATCTCATGCACAATTAGAATTATTCTTTACAAACAAAGGAACAGGTAATGGATTAAAAACAATTAAAATTACCTGTGATGGTATTGGTATTGAGTCACATTCTACAACAGGTCTTGAGCCAAATGAGCCAGTATTTGAGGATATATCATGGCAAATTAAAAACGCAACAATAGTTGCTCAAACTGCAACTACAAACGCTGAGCCAAAAGGATCATAAACACATATATAGACCTAGAAATATCTATGTATAATGGCAGATACAGAAACTATAACATTAAAATTTAATGGCAAAGATGCTGAATTTGAAATAAAAGAACATTTATCATTTGGAGATGTTGAGTCACTTATGGATAAATGTGCAACTGTTGATGAAGAAACAGGACAACCAAAATTAAGTTTATCAAAATTCAGAATGGGTTTGCTTACAAAAGCATTGATAAAAGCACCATTTAACATTAATGAACCTGTCATTAATAGTTTGAGTTATGATAACATAAAACCATTGATTCAGGTAGTATCAAGGAAATTCCCTTTTCAAGATTATTTGACGGACTGGATGGAAACGTATCTTGGGCAGGAAGCATTGAACGAAATAAATACAGCATCTACGGATTCTGTGCCTCAAACTTCGGATGGGATAAAGAAAAAGTTGACTCCCAAGAAATAGAATATATGAAGAAATTATTAGTAGCTGTGACTGAAGATATGAAAAACTCGGGTAAACCACAGGGAATACCTATGGGAGATCAATCTATACCTACAAGGAAAACTTAAATAAGTACCACTAATATATAAGTTATCATGGCAGAGCAGTATATTCTTAAAGTCAAAGTTGACGATGCTGATATAAGAAAACTGGAAAAACGCCTAGCAGGTATATTGACAGGTAAGGGAATTACTGGATCAGGCGGTTCAGGAAACAATACTGCATTAGGAAAAAACTTGGCAAAATTGGGAATAATTGCTACAGGTGTAGTTGGAATATTAGCATTAACTAAAAAACTTACAGGTATGCTTGTTGATTCTTCACCAATGTTAAAACAAATGTTAAAATTATTTAATTTCAGTATTATGCTTATATTTAGACCTATTGGGGATTTCATAGGTTTTCTATTAAGACCAATAATGGTAATGTTCCTTAGAAAGTTCATTGTACCGTGGTACTCAACAGCTATGCCAGTAGTGACAAAAGTTGGAACATTCATAGGAGATTTCGTAGCAAAGTTAATGGGTGAAGATGGAATTATAGGAATGGCAACTTCTCTTGGGGTTATCGCAACCGCAGTAGGATCTGGTATTGCTATAACAGCAGGTAGTGCAAAAATCGCAGGAAGATTGATGAATAATTTTATAAAATCAGGTGGAACCTCAGCTGCAACATCAATATCAGGTGCATTTAAATTTCCAAAACCTGCATGGATAACTTCATTTCAATCTGCTATAAGTCGTTTTGTTAATATTATTAAACCAACAACACCTTATATGGGTACAGGTGTTAGTCCAACTGCAAATATAACCAAGGGAACACCAGCAGGATTTAAAAAAACAGGTGCTATGGGTAATACAGGTAAATTAGGCGGTCATGGCGGTATGCCTGAATGGATGAAAAAAATTCATGGTAAAGGCTATGCTTCTTCGGCAGCTGCTAAAACTGGAAATATAAAACCAAATTCAAATATATTCAGTAAACTAAAAGCACCAACTGTAGGAGTATTGGGATCAGCAGGTTTAACTTTTGCTATGTTGATGGGGGAACAATATGCTGGTGGTAATCCAACAACCGTAAGAGAACAAAAATTACAAGAAGGTAATGGATTTGATAATATTATGATGTTATTAGAAGATATAAGAGCAACCGCAACAAACACTCCAAATAAAAATGATGTAACTATAAATATAGGCAGTATTCCTGATAAAACAACAGCTGATTATTTCTTAAACCAACTACAGGCGAGTACGTTCAAATAATGGTTACTGTCAAATTAGTCAAAGTAAAGGATACTTCTGATGATTCAGGCTCAGAACAACTAGGATATACAATAAAGAATTTTGAATCATTTAATATTAATTTAAGAACACCAATTAGTCCAATGCCATTACCAGAAGAAAAATCTGGTGAAAACGTACTTGTAAAAATGGAAGGTAATACACAAGTGATTAATTTAGCATGGACACTTGTAGAATCTACTACTGATTTAAGTTTTGGTAATCAATCCGATGCTAACACCTTAATAAAAACTGTACCACAACAATTAGTTTATTTATCTGATGCTTTGGAAGGTAGTTCATTACAAGAAAAATTTAAGTTACAAATAAATTATAGTGAAGTTTCTGGTGGTAAAGATCTTATATTTTATGGATTTGTTACTGATATGTCATTTAGTCAAACAAGCACAGCACCCGTTACTTTTACAGCACAACTTAGTTTTATTGTAGGTAATGTTATAACTACTTTAGATACTGATGTACCAGATCCACCTATAAATATTAATTTAACAACACCTTCAAGTGGTGGCGGATCAGGAAGACTTACTGTAAGTTGGGCAGATCCAGTTTATAAAGGTGGATCTAATGCAATAACTAATTATGATTTAGAATTTTCAAATTCAACTAGTGGTCAAATTGAATATAAAAAATTTAGTCAATCTTCATCTCCATTTACAACTCCAACTGGATCTGTAACTTCTAATACAAAATTTCAAGTTAGAATAAGGGCAAACAGTAATGAAGGTAATGGTGGATGGTCAAAGTTTTATCCAATAAGAGATCCTGATTCTACTACACCTGTTGGAGTTCTTTCCACAGCTACTTAGGTGATATATTATGGCAAAAGTAATGGCATTTATTGATACATTGAATAATTCGGGAGTGGTAACTAGACAACAAAAAGTTCCAGTTATCAGTTCAAAGGTAAAACGAGAAGGAAGAAGGGCAGTAGATACAGCGGAAATAGTTGTATCAGGTAATTTTCAAAGTGAACAAAATTATGATTTAAAATATGTTCAGGACATTGTAGATGCAGATCATTTAAATTTTATAGCAAATTATCAACAAACTGCTAGAGATGAGGCAGGTTATGATATATGGGAACACGCTACAAACGGGAGTGTAGATTATGAGAAAGAAGGTAGCGGTAACAATATAAAATTTAGAAATAGATTTGTAGCAGATTTTAACGGAACAAGTCAATACATAGAATATACAAACCCTGTAACTGTACCATTACCTGTATCTGGTGCAACACCTAATGTAATAGATTTGTCAGGAGATTTTGATATATTTATTTGGTTTAAACAACTTTCTGGTCAATCTGCTGGTAGTGAACGTTGTTTGTTTAGCAAGTGGGATAATGGTGGATCTGGTAATGGATTAGAAATATTTTATAAAGTAGGCGGTATTATTAGTGGGGTTTCATACGATGGAAATCTTATAGTAAGAGTTAGAAATAATGGAACAACTACTAGTGATATAACATATTCAAATCCAACTATAGGCGGTGTTCATGGTGGTTTTACAACTTGGACATTAGTTAGAGTTAAAAGAAACTCAGGTGTAATATCATTACAAATTGCTGGAACAGGAACAAAAATTCCATTAACTCAGTTTGCAACAAGTAACAATTCAACTTCATTTGACAACACACAACCAATGAAATTTGGCGTTGACTATACTTCATCTGCCAAGTTTGCCAAATGTAGAATTGCACAAACTAGAATATATACAGGCGGTTGTTTGAGTGATACTGATGCAAATACAGTATTCGATGCAATACCACAATTCTTTACAACTAAAATAAGGGGTAGGGTTTGGAAAGTAGAAGACAAATTAAAAAATAAAATGTTACATCTTAGAGGAACAGGTAAATTCTTTCTTGAAACAGATGTTGATTCTAGAACTACATCTGATGGCGGTATATGGAGTTCTTCTCAGG